ATGTGCGAGCTCTTTCATTTTTTTGACCGACTATATTTGTATTGCATAGGGGTTCATGAGACATTCGGTAGCGTAATACCTCGAACGAAAGTAGGGGAAGCTGATGCGAAGCGAGAACACCCACCTGGCGTTTTAGCGGGTTCAATACACGGAAGAGCATACGGCATTCAATCAGTGTTTTTTTGCTATCCAGCAGACCTTAATAGAGGGTAAGAAGTGCGGTTTTAAGCGATTCTTTAAAAATTGATACCCACCAGAACCCATTAGAACCAAACGAACTCGTAATAAATCTCGTAATAAAAAAATAGTAAATTTTTGTCAGGCAAGGGGCTGTATATCTCGGATATACGGCTTTTTTATTTTGTCTCTTTTTTAGGAACTCGTAATAAAATGATTTTTCTATTCCCACGGTTGAGCGATTCATATTTTTGGAAATATGTCTAATATATTTTTTTATATATATCAGTCTAAAAAAAGGCAAGAAAGGGAAGCAATTCCCCCCTTTTTTTGCCTATAAACTTGATTATATCAATGTTTTAGATTTTTGACCCCCCTATATAAAAATTTTCAAAAATGGACTTTCACGCAAGATGATACCTATGTGTGTGGTTTCCCTGTGAAAAGATACGGGCGGGGGTGTTTAAAAAATAATCTAATCATTCGAGCTTATCGCAAAAATATTATAGATTAATAATGTAAATCAATCACAGAAGCTCACGGTTTAATCGCTGTGAGTTTTTTTATTGTCTAATAATAATTTTTATATTCAATCAACCTCACGCGCGTGCTGTGCTTGTTCTGTGGCTTTCTTTATAATCTCTTTCACTTGTTTAATAGCTGGGTTCGTGTGGTTTCTAACAGTACGTTCGTTTAACAGATAACGACTTGCAACTTCTGAGAGTGTTAAGCGTTCCGTGTATCGCAAACGTATCAACTCTATGTCATCATCACTCAATGATTCAAACAGCTCTGTCATTGCGTTTAGTATAAAGCGTTGTGGCGTTTCTTCCCCTGTGCTGTCTATCCTGTCAGTCCATGACTCCATAACTCCCGAAAGATATAACCTGATATTAAACTCTGTTTTATTCATAGTATCACCCTCCAAACAAAAACACTACAAAACACGCGATACATCTTCTTTGAAAGCAAAGTATATTTTTTTCGCTCTCTTGATAGGTATGTCTATGCCTGCGCTCTCTAACTCCATAGCGACACGATACCACGTATAACCGTTATACCCTTTATACCTTAACTCTATGATTCTTTTTTCTGATACTGTTAAAGTATTGTATAAAGCTCCTAAAAGTTCAAGTGTTCGCCTTAATCCTATCAGCTCTTTATCCTCTTCCATGCGTTCCTTGTCTAATGTGTTCCCCTCTGGCTCCGCTGTGCCTTTGTAAGCTGTTCTAATCCCTAGGTTGTCCTGTTTTACCCTGTATATATAACGGCTCTCAATTGCTTTTATTTTGGCTTGTGTGCGTCCGTTAATATAATCGCTTATGATTCTATCTGTTTTATCTTTCACGCTTCCCCCTCTCTGCTTGCTAAGGTTCTAAGTTCTTCCTCTGTTAGATTCTCAAAAGGGTTACTAACTTTTAAATTCCCTTTGATATTAATGTCTTGGGTAAGCGGGTAACGTTTTAAGATTTCAGCACTCGCCCTAATGACTTGATTAGTGTCAGGGTGTTTGTCTATGACATCACCCTCTGCTGTTATCACTTGCTCTGTATGCTCTCCGCGTACTATCTGTGTTAATATGGTTAAAGTCTCCTCTGCGGTTGCTATGGCATTGTTTGAAATGTCTTTTAACTTGCTATCAATGTATTTTTTTAAGTCAGGTTTAGTCAGGTTTTCGGCTCCTATCGACTTCGCTGTTTTTTGGCTATACCCTGCATTAATAGCCGACTGCGTGGCGTTTCCTGTTTTTATATATTCGTCGCAAAATTTACGCTGTTTAGGTGTCATTGTTTCCCCTCGTTTCTGTTTATATGTCCTTTTGATTATAACAAAGTAAAAAGACAAGTTTTATAAGTTTTATAAGTTTTTTATTTCCACATAACGTTAAAAAAGCCCAGTCATTGACTAGGCTCTTTTTGTTTATTCTTCTAACTCAAAGCCGATTAATTCAGCGATATTATCCAGCGCGTTGATATTCATATCTGCTAAATCTTTCGCTGTGATGATTGTACCGTCTGTGAACCGTGGCACTTCGTGGATATCTTCTTTAAACATGGAATGATTGAGCGCGTGCAAGTCTTGTAACTGTGTTTTGAGTGCCAATTCATGCGGTTTGTTTTTACTCTCTGCTGAAAGGCTCATTTCATTCAATCCTAACGCCTTAATCAAACGCTCAATACTATCCGTCAGTAAGTCCGCAAAGACTTGCGTGTCATTGCCTGATATTTCATGAGGCGCAAAGGTCAGCTCTTGCATTTCCTTAATGATTGATTTTACTGTTTCTTGTGGCTCGTCTTCCTGTGTTTCTGTCAGTTCGTCCACAGATAAGCCCAAAACTTCTGTAAGGTTGACTAGGTTCTCGCGCAATCCTTCCAATAAGTCTTTTTGAGTCGCTGGCGTTTCGTTTGCTCCCTCAATATTAATCAATTTTGAAGTGGGTTCTGAAAGTTCACTTGTAAGTGTAAAAAGGTTAGATAAGATTGTTTTTGTATTTTGGCTCATTTTATTTTCTCCGATTTTTCTATGTAGTAATTTGTAGTATTTTTTATGACAACATTTGTCAACACTTCAATTTGTCGGACAGCGTGCTTTTTTCATGTTTTTATTTCCTCTGATAAATTCCTAGCGAGTAGGTGTTTTTGCGGTAACAGAGTAACAGATACCTATAAATGGCTTAACCATAGGGTTAAAGCTGTTACTTCTAATAGTAACGTGTTACCGATTTTCAGTAACACTTTTATTTTTTCTTGCGGGAATAACCTTTAGTGACTTTTTTATGTTTCTCATCGTCCCAATAAAACAACCGTCTAAACAATTCCATTTCATTGGCTCGATGTAAATCGACAGCTCTATTAAAGCCTGCGCTATTTGGTCTTTGCACGGTCTTTTTCCATTGGTCTTTGACATAATCAGGTAGTTTATTCTCAAACTCTCGCTTAGTAAAGGGCTTCACTCCCTCATCTTCACACCATGCACGATATAAGGCGCTTATAAAGGCGGTCGGTAGAAAATCACTGACGAACTCCTCAAACATATCATTTACAAAAGCCAATACATTGTCATTGCTGATTTTAAAGTCATCTAACAGCCCTTGTGTGGCTTTCGGTTCGTCAAACTTCTCAAAGTTAAGCGATAAAGCGATTTTAAGGACATACTCTAAAACGTCTTTGCGTTTAATATAATCATCCTTTATTTTCCAATCGTCATTATCTGCGGTAAAAGACTTTTCAAAAGGCACGATAAGCAAACGTCTGTATGTTCCATTTGACTTATTTCTAAACTTTGGCAAGAAGTTAGTGGATTGTATAACCAGCTTATTAAATACTGCTAAGGTGGGTTGCTTTCCTTTCGCTTCAATCGGTACTGGGTCGCCAGTCACTACTGAAAAGTAATTTCCTGCGTTGTCTAAGTAACTGACTTGGCTGTCATCTCCAATAATACAAGTTTTGCCAACGACTTGGGAAAGGGCGAACCGTTCCGCAAATTGTTCAGCTTTGACACTTGCCACGTTCTCACGTCCGATTAAGTTCATGATGAGGCTCTGAAATGTACCTTTGCCGTCATTTCCTTTACCGACGAGCCAAACGCCTTTACGATAGGAGTAATTGCCGTTGGTACTTGCGGAAATAATCTGCCATAAAAGGCTAACAAGCTCCTTATCTCCACTCATGAGGTCTAACAGCCAGCCGTCTACGTTCCAACCGTTGATATTGGGTACTTTTGCTTTGTCGTTGTACTTGGTCGCAATGGTTGAGGTAAAGACATACTTGGGACTAAACGGCTCTAATTGCTGGGTTTTCTTATTGAAAATACCGTTCGCAACTGGGATAAGATGAGCTTCTGTGGTTTGTTGCTTAACCTCTGCTAAAGTTTCAAGTTTAAAGAGGACCTCTTTAGACCGTGCCTGACTGTATGACGGTTCTAGCCAATAAATGAGCCGATGAAAGAAGTTTTCGTTTGTTTCATATATGCCTAGTTCAGGGTTGTAAACGCCTAACAGTCCGCTTTGGTGGTCTAATTTGATGACTTTTAGCGTTTTATAGATGATTCTAGCCGTATCTAAGGGACTTAGTGACTTGGGTGCGTTGCCGTCTTCCTTAGGTGTGCTTAAAAATAAGTTACGGTGTTCAAAGAATAGTTTTTTAACCGCTCTAAGCGTTTGAGTATGTGCTTTGACATAGTCAGGGCTATTGATGATTTCTTTTTCTTGTTCCAGCCAGTCTTTTAAGCATTCCTGATAACCTGCGACATTAACGACTTTTTTGCCGTCTTCGCCATAATCTGTGAAGTCCTCTATTTTAGGTTTTGGACTTCTTACGTTTTCCTGTGGTGTTTCTGCCACAAGTTTTTCTAATTGGTCTGTCATGACTTCCTTTCTATTTCATCTTGAATACACTTTTCCAAATAGTTGCCAGCTCGTCATCAGGTAAGGGCGGACTGGTTCGATTGTTAAAGGTTCGCAATAAGTCCATACAGCTATTATTATCAATACCAATCTTTCTCCAATAGTGGAGAATACGATTTGTATCGTTGTTTCGGTTGCCTTTTCTTGCGCCTTGGTTGAATAGCTCCCACATTTCAGCGCCATAAGTTCGGCTACTTGTGCCAGTTGTTGCGCGTGCCTGTGGTCGTTGTATCATTTCAAGTAACCAATCAGGACAATCGCAAAGACTATCGAAAGTTAAAGGCTCGTTAGTTTCTGTATCATTCAAAGGGATATAATCGCCGTCTGTACGTTTGCTTGGGTAGATTGGGGTAAAGTGTGTTTTTATCTCCACGCCGTCCGCTAGTTCACTGACAAGCGGACTATTAAAAATTGTTTTAGGAACTTTAAAGAAAACATGCAAGCCGTTGCCTGTGGGTGTCTTTTCAACATAGGTACTTAATATTTCGCCCTCGCTGTGTTCATTCCACAAGCGACTGAAAACATTCCGTCCATTCTGTCCGTTTTGGTGCTGGTCTAAGTCAATACAAATCAAACCGCTATTTCTAAGATTAATCATGATGTTACGGTTCGGTATTTCATCGAACCACGCGCTTACTGTGATTTCATCAAGGCTTCCTGAGGAACTCCCCTTTATAATTGCCCTTTCGCTTTTTCCTACAGGATAACCAGCGATAACAGAAAAGCCACGACTAATACAGTTTAGGGCTTGTTCTTTGGGTGTCAATAGTCATTCCTCCTTAAAAAGTTGGTCAATCCAATCAAGTTCTGCAAGGGTATAGCCATTGACCGCATTATTAATCGCTATGCCTGTGCGTTGTTTCTTGATAATTCCGGCTCTGCGCTCGTCTTCGTTAGTTGGAATAAAATAGCCGTTATCAATCGAACCAATGGCGCAACCCTGCTTATGGAGGTACTCAATTCTGCTCTGAAGCGTTCTAAAATCAATATCAAGGGCTTGTGCTAAAATCTTGCCTTTGACAGCTCGGTCAATTCCTCTGTGTTCGGCAAGAAATTTAATAATATTTTGGTCTAACGTCTGTAAGTCAGTTATCTTCATTGAGATACCCCCAAATTCTAGTAATCGTTTCTAAAAATTGCTCATAGCTTGCTCTCTGTCTAGCTTCGCCAATCAAGGTAAACATTAAAACAGTCATAGCTTCGTTGCTTGTATCGCTGATAAGATACTCTAAATTGTCCTTATTGCTTTCATTTTCAAGGACATCAATAGTAATTTTCATGGTTTAGTTTCCTTTATCTGTAATTTCATGATAGCCAGTTGCTTGCCCAAAACTGGGCTTACTTGAGTGCATAAGTTGCTTTTCACTCCACTAGGTAAGTTTATGCTTGTGCTAGCTTCAAACTGCTGTATTAAGTCATATTTAACCGCTCTTGCATTGTGAATCATCTTATAGGGGTGTTTTCCTATCGTCCTGAAACTATTCCGCCCTAGCCGTTTCCTTGCCGTGTAGCCTTGGTGGTGTTCTATCATTTCGCTACCTCATCAAATAAGCTGATTTCTCCGCCCTCTTTCTCACCCTTAAATCGGACACCGTGCTTATATTTACGAACTTTAAAGCTATAATCAACTGTGCCTGTATTTGCGTTCAATGGGTCTATTTTTTCAATCTGCTTGTCTGTCAGCTCTGTGTGATAGCCTTTTAAACTTCTCATACCTACGCTATCAATACCAGCCACATAAGGGCAAGCTCTAATAATATTTGTCAT